TAATCCCCATATGGAGAACTTTATGGCAACTTTAGAAGATCAACTGGCACTTGAGTTACAGATGTGCCAAGCAGGTGAGGAAAGATACGACAAACAGGTGGCCGCACTCACTGATAAGGGTGTGGAGAGCAGGGCGCAACACGGGAAAGCCATCATTGGTAACGTGTTGACCCCATTGTCCAAGGCCATCGCAGAGTTTTGCACAGGTGAGACTTCATCGAACCGCAGTATCGCCTACGGGAAGATCAAGCACCTAGACCCCGACCGATTGGCAGTGCTGTCCTTACTAGGTGCTATCGACAAGATCAGTCAGCGAGTCCCTCTGATGGCAGTGGCACGAACCATCGGTCTGTATGTCGAGGATCAAGATAGAATTGAGAAGTGGTTAGAAGGCGACAGGGATGTCGCAACTACCATCGTAAAGATGGCTCAGGAGAAAACCACATACCGCCACCGCAGATCAGGGGTCATTCATAAGATGAATAATGATGGGTACTACGAAACGTCATGGACTAATGACGAGCGTATACACGTTGGCCTGAAGATGATTGATCTGATTATCACCAACACTGGTGTACTAGAATTGGTACGGGTCAGGACATCACGGACTAAGACTACCACCTACCTTGTGGCACAGGAGTCAACACTGGATTGGGTAAAGGGATTCCACGCATCCCATAGGTCTGCCCGTCCACGCTACGCTCCCTGCGTGATACCTCCGAAACGATGGGAGGGTTTGTTTGGGGGTGGATACTACATTGATGAACTTAACAATCTACCACTGGTGAGGATGCACTAATGAGAAAGAGAACTACTGAGTATTTCACAGAGTTAGAGAAGTGCGATATGACTGAGGAGTTGAAGTGCGTGAATGCGCTACAGGAAACACCTTGGCAAATCAACAAGCACGTTCTGGCAGTACTGCGTCAGGCATGGGACAGTGGACAGACTTGGGGAGGGCTACCTGCAAGGGATGATGTCCCGCTACCTGTCTACCCGTTTGATTGTGAACCTAGTGAGTTAAGCCCTGCACAGCAGGAGGAGTTTAAAGCATTTAGAAAGAAACGTGGAGCAGTCCACGCTCACAATAATACGACAATGAGTTTGCGTATCTTGATTGAGCGTACCATCCAAGTCGCAGAGCAGTACGCCAATGAGGTTGAGTTCTTTTATGTCTGGCAGTTGGACTTCAGGAGTCGTAAGTACCCTATGGAATCATTCTTGTCACCGCAGACGGGTGATGCAGGTAAGGCACTGCTCACATTCGCATACGGAGTAGAGATCGAGTCACCAGAGGATGCCAAGTGGTTAGCTATCCAAGGTGCGAACGTCTACGGCAATGACAAGGTGACGCTAGAGGATCGTGAGTTGTTTGCCTACATGAACACTGAGATTGCACAGGCGGTAGCTGATGATCCGTTCAGCGAGACTATCTGGTTGGAAGCTGATAAGCCGTGGCAGTTCTTAGCGTGGTGCTACGAGTGGGCAGGGTACACGAGAGCCAGAGACTCAGGAGAGAACTACGTTACCACACTACCCTGCTCTGCTGATGGATCGTGTAACGGCTTACAGCACCTGTCAGCTATCCTACGGGACAGGGAGGGTGGTAGAGCAGTCAACCTGACCAAGACAGAGTTACCGCAGGACATCTACGCTGATGTAGCTATCAAGGCCATGGATCGTATCCGCAAGGATGCCCAAGACCCTGAGAACACGATGGCACACCAGTGTTTGCAGTTTGGTATCACCCGTAAGGAAACTAAGCGATCAGTAATGATCGTACCGTATAGCGGTACACGATATGCCTGTCGGGATTACGTCATGGAAGCATTGAAGGAACGAGTAAAGAAGCAGGGACATAACCCTTGGGGTGACGATCTATATCTGGCGGCAAACTATATGTCTAAACACATATGGGAAGCTATCAGTGACAGTATAAGTTCAGCACGTATTGTCATGGATTACATCAAGTCGGTTGCTGAAGTGTACGCCAAGCACAAGCAGGTCATGCAGTGGTACACCCCCACGGGTATGCTGATCTGGCAGTGCTATAGCGACATGAACAAACGTAGGATCAAGACCGCTATCAATGGGTCTGTCGTGAAACTCAACTACCATTCACAGATAGATGACACTGTAAGCCGTTCTAAGACGTTATCAGGGGCATCCCCCAACATGATACACAGTCTAGACGCATCGGCTCTGACGATGACAGTGAACCGCTGTGTGGATGTAGGGATTACTGACTTTAGTATGGTGCATGACAGCTACGGCACTCAGTCACCCTATATGCCCACGATGGTGAACATCATTCGTGAAAGTTTTGTAGATATGTACGAGCAGAACGATGTCCTACAACAATTGTACGATCATGCGGTGAAGGTTTTACCTGAAGGCGCAGAGATTCCCAAGCCACCGGAGAGAGGTGACTTGAGTTTACGAGAGGTATTGCAGTCTGAGTACTTCTTTTCCTAATGGCCCCCTAATGCAGTAAGGGCTGAAAAACTTAATCAACAGAAAGAGACTATTAATATGGCTAGACAAGACTTTGAAAGAATGAACATCAAAGGTAAAGCAATGTGGTGTAAGGTGTTAGAACCTGACACTAAATTTAACCCTGACGGTGACTACTCCACTGACATCTTATTGTCAGAGGCAGATGCCGCACCGATATGTGAGAAGCTAGATAATGCAATCCAAGTTGCATTTGACAATGCGATCAAGGACTCACCTAAGTTAAAGAATGTCCTGTCCACATCCTCCCCGTACCAGACTGTCTACGATAATGAGACAGGCGACCCTACTGGGGAGATCAAGTTCAAGGCAAAACTAAAGGCTGTCTGGAGAGCTAGAGACGGACGCTTTGGTGAACAACGTCCAGTTGTGGTGGACAGTAAGCTAAATCCTATCGACAAGCACATTGCTATTGGCAATGGGTCTGACATCAACGTCAATGTTGAAGTAGTACCCTACGTCATGCAGTCTACTAAGTCAGTGGGTGCAAGTTTACGACTGAAAGGAATCCAAGTCGTTAACCTTGTTGAGTACGGTAACAACGCTTCAATGTTTGGTGAAGTGGACGGTGGCTTTGAAGCACCTCCCGCACCAGAGAATGACACCATTCCTTTTGAAGTGGAGAGCAGTGATGACAGCGACCAAGGGGACTTTTGAAGCAAGGGTGGTTAGTGATTTGAATAACCGCAGTATTGCGTTCGAGTATGAACCTGAGAAGTTGCCATACACTGTTCAACGGAACTACATCCCTGATCTTCGGATCGGGGAGATGTATGTCGAGGTCAAGGGTTACTTCAGGCAGGAAGCCCAACGCAAGATGCGTAACGTCAGAGAGCAACACCCAGAGAAGGACATTCGATTTCTATTTCAGAGATTGGACAGTCCAGTGCAAGGCGCAAAGAAACGAAAAGATGGAAGTAAGATGACCTGCGCTGAATGGGCAGAGCGTCATGGCTTCCTTTACGCAGAGAAGGAGATACCCGATGAATGGATTAACTGAGGAGTCGAGTAGTGAGTTCTTATATCACGAGGCTTGCGAGAAGTGTGGGAGCAGTGATGCTAAAAGTGTCTATGATGACGGTCATTCCTATTGTTTTAGCTGTACTCATTATGAAGTGGGAACTGACACAAGCACTCCGACACTACAAGCAGTCCCAAGTACACCAAAGGGTGACTTTGTATTGGGAGAATCTATCGCACTTGGTAAGCGAAAGATTAATCAAGCCACTGCAAAGTTTTGGAACTACCAAGTGGGAGAATATAAAGGAAAGACTGTTCAAGTAGCGAACTACAAGGATAAGAACGGACAGCTAGTATCACAGAAGATACGATTCCCAAACAAAGATTTCCTGAGTGTAGGAGATCACAAGAAAGCACAGCTATACGGACAGTGGCTGTGGCGTGACAAAGGGAAGATGGTCTGCGTGGTGGAGGGGGAGTTGGACGCTCTCTCTCTATCGCAAGCCTTCGATAACAAGTGGCCTGTAGTGTCACTTAGGAGTGGTGCGGCTTCCGCTAAAAAAGATATTGCGGCAAGCTGTGAATGGCTAGAACAGTTTGAGTCAGTCATTCTCATGTTTGACAACGATAAGGTTGGACAGCAAGCGGCCATTGATGCCGCCTCCGTACTCTCTCCATCGAAAGCTAAGATTGCAAAGCTACCGTTGAAGGATGCGTCTGAGATGGTTCAGGCAGGTAGAGTTAAAGAACTGATAGATGCAGTGTGGGCGGCTAAAGCATTTCGCCCAGACGGTATACTAGATGGGGCTGATCTTTGGGATGTGGTCACTGAGGTGCAGGATGTAGAAAGTGTACCGTATCCATATGAAGGTCTTAATGATGTTACTAAGGGGTGTAGGCGTGGTGAGATCACTACGATTACAGCAGGAAGTGGTATCGGAAAATCACAGTTGACCCGTGAATTTGCGGCTCACTTGATTAGACAAGGAGAGACGGTGGGCTACATAGCCCTTGAAGAGTCCGTCAAAAGAACTGGGTTGGGTTTGATGTCAATTGAAGCAAACCAACCTTTACACTTAGGAACAGAAAATATCACTAAAGAGGAAATGAAACGTGCTTTCGATAATACCCTCGGCACTGGTCAAGTATTTTTGTATGACCATTGGGGTTCAACTGACAGCGATAATCTTCTCTCTAAAATCAGATACTTGGTTCGGGGATGCTCTTGTAATTGGATCATTCTTGACCACCTTTCCATTGTTGTATCTGGTATGGGAGATGGCGATGAAAGGCGTTTAATTGACAACACCATGACTAAACTGCGGTCACTCACTGAAGAGTTAAACTGCGGGATGCTACTGGTAAGTCATTTGAAACGTCCGTCAGGCGACAAAGGCCATGAAAACGGGGCAGAGACATCTCTGTCCCAACTTCGAGGATCAGCCGCTATCGGTCAGCTAAGTGATATCTGTATGTCCCTTGAAAGGAATCAACAGGCTGTACAGGGTGCAGACATAACAACAGTACGGGTACTGAAGAACCGTTGGTCAGGGGAAACGGGCATTGCCTGTCACCTTGAGTACAACAGGGACACTGGACGTATGACTGAAGTGGCCGCACCAATAGAAGCAGAGGAGATGTTCTAATGAAAACAAGGATACACGTTAATCAGCACAACATAAGGGCAAACCTAAAAGGTCAAGACCTGCCCGTGATTACTGTCAAAGATTACAAACAGAACAGGAAAACCAATACTGCCCAGATAGTGAAAGACGGTGAGGTTATATGTGAGGTGGTGTATTCACCCGACAAGCCACTGTCCTGTGGTGCAAAGGTGTGGATAGAAACTGACTTGGAGGTGATTACTGATGGCACTACCAACTGAGAACCAATTAAGGACGATGTACATCAAGCACATGATCCACCTGTACATTTTAGAGATGGAAGAAAACATAGACTTGGGTGACTACCCTACCTACGAGGACTTTCTACTTATGTACAAAGAGGAAATGCAAGTTGCAACAAACTAATCACTCCAACGAGAGGATGTTATGAGACTACTATTTGATATAGAGGCCAACGGCCTATTGAAAGAAGCCACGAAAGTGTGGTGTCTGGTCACAAGAGACTTGGACACTGGTGAGGTATCGGCTTACGATCCCTTTACACTGGACGCAGGTTTGCAACACTTAGGTGAAGCAGATGTTCTTGTCGGACATAATATAATCGACTACGACTTGCGCCTGTTGGAGAAACTCCACGGGTTCAGAACCAACGCTACCTTAGAGGATACTCTAGTATGGTCACGGACAATCTTCCCTGACATACGGGAGCAGGACTTGAAACGTCTGAATGCCAACAAGGTAATGATCGGCAGTCACTCACTCAAGGCATGGGGAATACGCCTAGCAATACACAAGGGTGACTTTGGACAGGCTGATGATGCGTGGGACAGGTACACACCAGAGATGTTGGAGTACTGCAAGCAGGACGTAGAAGTTAACTACAAGCTGTACCAGAATCTAGTGAATAAGATTGCGGAATGGAAGCCTTGGCCTGAAGTACTCAGGTTTGAGACTGAGGTCCACAAGCTACTACAGGATCAGACCACTAGAGGTTTCCCGTTTGACGTTACTAAAGCTGAGAAGCTGTACAGCGAACTGGCGGGGGAGAAGGCTGTGCTAGAGCAGTCACTGGTGTCTAACATTGAGCCAACTGTGGTTCAGCTTAAAACTAAAGAGAAGGTGATACCCTTCAACCCTGCATCTCGACAGCAGATAGCAGATCGACTAATGAAGCGAGGTTGGGAACCAGAATCATTTACACCATCTGGTGATCCAAAAGTCGATGAAGATACGCTCAGTAAGATTGATATGCCAGAGGCTAAACAACTGTGTAGATTCTTATTACTGAATAAGCGTATCGGTCAACTCGCTACAGGTAAGCAAGCATGGCTCAAGGTTCAACAGGACGGGCATGTACATGGCAGGGTCAACCACATGGGGGCAGTGACATCTAGGTGTACGCACTCTGACCCTAACGTGGCTCAAGTACCTTCACTTGGCGCAGAGTACGGTAAGGAGTGCCGTGAGTTATTCCATGCGCCTGAAGGTTACTCACTGCTAGGTGCTGATGCGTCTGGATTAGAACTACGCTGTCTAGCGGCTTACATGAAACCTTATGACAATGGTAATTACGTTGAGGAAATACTGAATGGTGACATCCACTCAAAGAATCAGGAAGCGGCAGGACTTGCAACGAGGCCACAGGCAAAGACGTTTATCTACGCATTTCTGTTTGGCGCAGGAGACGAGAAGATCGGAAGCATCATCGGTGGAAGCAAAGGCGATGGTAAAAAAATCAAAGCCCGATTCTTAAAGCAGACTCCCGCACTCAAGATACTGAGAGAGAAGGTCAGTCAGAAAGCTAAAGGCGGTTACATCAAAGGAATTGATGGCAGACGTATACCTATTCGCCACCCCCATGCCGCACTCAACACCCTACTGCAAAGTTGCGGTGCTGTGATTTGCAAGAAGTGGTACGTGGAGATTCACAAGTTGTTTCGTGAAGCAGGTTTAACAGAGAGCGATGCCCGTATCGTGGCATTCGTACATGACGAGGTTCAGATTGTCGTGCGTAACGGAATGGAGGAACAAGTCGGTGAAATTACCTTACAAGCAATACGAAATGTGGAAAGACACCTCGACTTTGGGTGCAGACTCGATGCCGAATACAACATCGGACAAAGTTGGGCGGCTACCCACTGATGATGCAAATCGTGTTGGTGATATTGCTGAGTTTTATGCAGTCACTTACCTGTGGGATCACGGTTATGAAGTGTTCCCTAACGCAGGATGCACCGGAGCCATTGATATAGTGGCAATCAAAGGTGACGAGATCAGATTGATAGACGTTAAGACGGTATCTGAAACCACGCAAGGCGGGAAGATGCTGACCACACTCCAAAAACAGATGGGGGTGGAACTTCTGTATTTCGATTACCACACACGCCAACTCAGTTGGGACAGACTGATGATTAAAGGCATTCAAAAAAAGAGAGAGACTATATGAACACACTACTAATTGATGGAGACATCGTAGCGTACAGGGCGGCAACAGCCTGTGAGCAACCTATAGATTGGGGTGATGGTCACTGGACACTTCACGCTTTCGAGCATGAGGTTGAGCAGAACATTGACCACTTCATGCAAGGTTTAGTTAAAGAGAGTAAGTGTAAAGATTGGATCACTTGCTTAACTGGAACTAAAAACTTCAGGAAGGATGTAGACGCTACTTACAAAGCTAACAGGACTGACAAGCGTAAGCCCATGCTCCTACCACACGCTCGTGCCTACTTGGTCAACGAGTGGAACGGTAGAATTGATGAAGGCATTGAGGCTGATGACACACTAGGCATTCTAGGTAGCAGTGATGATGGTTACATGATCTGGTCAATCGACAAAGACTTGATGACCATTCCTGCCTACCACTGGAAGGACGGTGAGGTTGTAACCGTAACTGAAGAAGAAGCTGACTACTGGTTCTACTACCAGACGTTAGTGGGCGACACGACTGACAACTACAAAGGTTGTCCTAGCGTTGGTGACAAGAAAGCCAGAGCCATGCTTGATAAAGACTGCTCATGGCAGACAGTAGTTACCGCCTTTGAGAAGGCAGGGCTATCGGAAACGGTAGCACTAGAGCAAGCCAGACTAGCCCGTATCTTACGGAACGGTGAGTACAACTTCGATACAAAGGAGGTGTCCCTATGGGAGCCAGACGCAAATCAATAAACGATGCCACTCCTCAAGAGTGGAACAAAGTGACTGCAAAGCACACAACTAACGGAACTGTATGGACAAAAGGCTCTGACAAGAAAGAGCCAGATGTAGTCAACAGTCCTGCCCACTACACCAACGGTGAAATAGAAACCATAGACTACATTGTCGATGTCTTAGGTGTATGGGGTGCGATTGAGTACTGCCACGGTAACGTCCTCAAGTACACAGGCTCACGTATGTTTAACAAAGGCAAGCCAGTACAAGATGCCAAGAAAGCAGTCTGGTACTTAAACAAGATTATAGAACTAATAGAAGGTAATAAGGATAAATTCATATGACAAAAGTAAAGATGGACGAGTACCAATCATTCATACACAAAAGCCGATACGCCCGATGGCTTGATGACAAGGGCCGTAGAGAAACATGGGAAGAGACTGTACAACGGTATGTAGACTTCTGGGTTAACAGGGGGCAGATTGACAGTAAAACTGCCAAGAAAATGTATACTACAATATACAATCTTGAAGTAATGCCTAGTATGAGAAACTTAATGACCGCAGGAGAGGCGTTGGATAAAGACAACGTAGCAGGGTTCAACTGTAGCTACCTGCACATTGACTCACCCCGTAGTTTCGATGAACTCATGTACGTACTGATGTGTGGCACAGGTGTCGGGTTTAGTGTCGAGCGTAAGTTTACTGACAAGTTACCATGCGTAGCTGACAGCTTCCACCCCACCGATACTACCATCATTGTAGGTGACAGTAAGATAGGATGGGCTTCAGCCTTTAGAGAACTGGTAGCCATGTTGTATGCAGGTAAGATACCGCAGTGGGATGTCAGTAAGGTACGTCCCGCAGGAGCAAGGCTTAAAGTGTTTGGTGGACGAGCCAGTGGACCAGAGCCGTTGGTTTCCCTATTTGAGTTTGCCGTCAAGTTATTTCAAGGTGCAGAGGGCAGGTCACTAACAACCCTAGAGTGCCATGACTTGTGCTGTAAGATTGCAGAGGTAGTCGTAGTCGGTGGTGTTAGACGCTCCGCATTGATCTCTCTCAGCAACTTGACTGACAACCGTATGCGTAAGGCCAAGTCAGGCGCATGGTTCTTAGAAGAAGGTCAGCGTGGCCTAGCAAACAACTCTGTGTGTTACACCACTAAGCCAGACTTTGCTGACTTCCTTGCAGAGATGCAATCACTACACGAGAGTAAAGCAGGTGAGCGTGGGTTGTTCAGTCGCCCTGCGGCTCAGAACATTGCGGCACGTAACGAGCGTAGAGACAGTTCACATGACTTTGGTACGAACCCATGCTCTGAGATCATCCTACGCAGTAACCAGTTCTGTAATCTTTCGGAGATTGTGGTCCGACCAGATGATGATTTAGCTTCGTTAAAAAGAAAGTGTGAGATGGCGGCAATCATCGGAACACTACAGGCTACCCTAACAGACTTCCGCTATCTTCGTTCTATCTGGAAGAAGAACACAGAGGAAGAAGCACTATTAGGTGTAAGCATGACAGGCATTATGGATCATTACCTACTTGGCAACACATCACCTGACTTACAGAAGTGGTTAACGGAGTTACGTCAAACTGCTATTGATACTAACAAGGAGTGGGCATCTAAACTGGGCATTGCACAGTCTGCGGCTATCACATGCGTTAAGCCTAGCGGAACAGTGTCTCAGTTAGTGGATAGTGCCAGTGGTATACACCCAAGGTTCTCTAAGCAGTATGTACGCACCGTCAGGTCTGATAAAAAGGACCCCCTAGCACGATTTATGCAGGACAACGGGTTCCCTTGTGAGCAGAACATCACTAGCCCAGAGGGTTTGGTGTTTAGCTTCCCTGTACGATCACCTAAAGACGCAGTAACGGTTAAAGATGTAGGTGCAATGCAACAACTAGAGTTGTGGAAGGCATATCAGGACTTCTGGTGTGAACATAAGCCATCCATCACCGTCTATTACACAGATGACGAGTTCTTAGACGTATGTTCGTGGATTTGGAAGAACTTTGATATGTGTTCAGGCATCTCACTACTGCCTTACAGCGATCATGTGTACCCACAAGCCCCATACACTGACGCATCTGATGAAGTACTCGCTATTTTAGAGGATCAGATGCCTAAAGATGTGAATTGGGAAGGTTTGAAAGCCTATGAACAGGAAGATAACACTATCGGTAGCCAAGAACTAGCCTGTACGGGCGGGGCTTGCGAGATCGTATAACAACAGTGGCCCTTCGGGGCCGCTTTATTAATCTAGGAGATTATTTATGACTACCAAGACAGTTAAAAAGCCAAAAACACCCCCAGAAAGCGACCAAGACCTACTATGTCTCACCCATCTTTTCACCGCTTACTACGCTAAATCAGGTAATACTGAGGTTGCGCTCCAGAATTGCGTACATACCCTTGGAATCCTAAAACAAGCGTGTAAATCCTAATGGCCCCCTAATGTAGGAACGAGTATGAAAGTATTAAATAAAGACTATAGTATTTCTAGACCCCTTGTAGAGTATCTCAAGGGTCTTTTTCCCAGTAAACTCCCTAATAACAGGGACATAACCCTAAACGATGTCTCATTTCTCCAAGGTCAGCAGTCCGTGATTGCTAAATTAGAGGAATTGTATGACCAAGAATTTGAGGAATAATAAATTATGTGCATGAAACAAAAGGCTCCAAAAGTAATTGCCCCCGCCAAGGTTGCCGCCCCTGCAAAACAGCAGACAGCGGAACTAGATATGAACATGACTGACGCTGAAACTGATGCAGAAGTAAAGAACAAGAAGCGTAGAGGTAAACAAGGTCTAACAGTAGCCCGTACTACTGGTACTCAGTACTCAGGTGGCGGTACAGGACTGAACATCCCAACAAGATCAGCTTAATAGGTGACGTATGAATGAGGCAACTTCGGTAGCTAATCGCTATCAACAACTAGAAAGCACTCGGAGTTCCTTTCTTTCCCGTGGACGAGAAGCGGCTAAGTTAACCATCCCGACACTACTGCCCCCTGACGGGCATAATGGTAGCACTGAGTACTACACTCCCTACCAAGGAGTAGGCGCACGGGGCGTTAATAACTTAGCATCTAAACTACTGCTATCACTCCTTCCACCCAACACGCCATTCTTCCGCTTGATGATTGATGACTTTGATCTGGAAAAGATACAGGCAGGTAACAATCGTGGTATGGTAGAAGAAGCGTTATCTCGTATTGAACGAGCAACGATGGGAGAGATTGAGGCAGGTGCTGTTAGGGTTCCCGTGTTTGAAGCCTTAAAAAGTTTGATTGTTACAGGTAACGCACTTGTATATATGCCAAAGAAAGACGGCATGAAAGTATACCGAATGGATCGGTATGTAGTTGCTCGTGACACTATGGGCAACGTGTTAGAAATTATTATCAAAGAGAGCGTAAGCCCTTTGATGCTATCCGCACAAATGAAAGAAGAATTGGCTGACAAGATCGACAATAATGCGAAAAGCATCGACTTGTACACCAAGGTTTGTCGCAAGGATAAGAAGTGGGAAATTTATCAAGAAGTGGCCGGTATGATCGTGCCAGAAAGTGAAGGGACTTTTCCCTTAGATAAATCCCCCTTCATTCCTTTGCGTTTTATTCGTGTCGATGGTGAAGATTACGGACGAGGTTTCGTTGAAGAATACTTCGGTGATCTTAAAAGTTTAGAAGCATTGACTAAAGCAATCGTAGAAGGTTCTGCGGCATCAGCTAAAGTTCTGTTCATGGTACGCCCGAACAGTACAACTAAGTCTAGAGTGTTAGCTGAGAGTCCAAACGGAGCGATTGTGGCAGGAGATGCAAATGATGTGTCTACACTCCAAGTACAGAAGCAAGGTGACTTTAGAGTCGCTATGGAGACATCCCAAGTTATCACTGAGCGTCTATCGTATGCCTTCTTGCTTAACTCAGCCGCCACACGTAATGCGGAACGAGTGACAGCAGAAGAAGTACGTTACATGGCTCAAGAACTTGAATCAGCACTGGGCGGTGTCTACGCTATGCTATCTCAGGAGTTCCAACTCCCTCTCATTACCCTGCTCTTGCACCGTATGGAAGGAAGTGGTAAAATGCCTAAGATGCCAAAGGGGATGGTGAAGCCCACTATCGTCACTGGTATTGAAGCACTTGGTAGAGGACAAGACCTGAATAAACTGGCGATGTTCTTACAACACATTCAACCACTAGGTCCAGAAGTTATCGGATCACAACTTAATGTAAATGACTACATTGCACGATTAGGCGCATCCCTTGGCATTGACATGGGAGGTCTGATAAAATCTCAGGAGCAGTTAATGCAAGAACAACAAGAGGCGCAAATGCAAGCACAACAGATGCAAGCGCAACAAGTCGTAGGTGACATGGCTACCAAAGCTACACCTCAGATTGCACAGGCCGCTATGGATAACCCAGAGATGGCGCAAGAAGTCATTGAGCAAATGCAACAATAATTAGCTGTAGGAGGCTATATGAGTACAGAAGCAACAAACACTTTTGAAGAACAAACTGAAAGCCAAGATCACATTGATACAATGTTGGCAAAAGCAGATGCCCTAGAGAACGCAGGGCAAGAGCGACCTGAATGGTTGCCAGAGAAGTTTAGCAGTGCAGAAGAGATGGCACTTTCGTACCGTGAATTAGAACGGAAACTTTCCTCTGGTGACTCCCCTAATAATCCCGACAAGGATGAGGCCCAAGAGGGGGTTGATGACCCCGCCCCCGTAAATGAAGAGGCCAGTGATGTAGAGCAGTACCTAGATGGCAAAGGTATTGACTTTGAATCACTACAGGACACTTATGCAGAGACAGGTTCTATTACAGAAACAGATTACGCAAGCCTAGAAGAGGCAGGACTCCCCAAGAGTGTTGTTGATGCTTGGATTGCGGGACAAGAAGCAGTGGCAGAACAGAATGTAAATTCTATTATGGACACTGTGGGCGGCAGGGATTCATACAATGATATGACATCTTGGGCGGCAGATAACCTATCAGAGATGGAGATCGCTTCGTTTAACAAGGCGATTGACTCTGGTGATAGAGACATACAGATCATGGCGATAGAAGGTATCCAGAACAAGTATCACGCTGTAGAAGGGCGACAACCTAACCTTATGCAAGGTCAGGCCGCACCTCAAACAGGCGGTGGTTTTGCATCAGTGGCTGAACTCACTGCGGCAATGTCCGACCCTCGATACGGTAAAGATACCGCATACCGCCAAGAAGTTGCGGCTCGTTTAGCGAAAAGCAACATCTTATAGTCTCCTAACCCTTATAGCCCTCCTCGTGAGGGCTTTTTTATAACTATCGAAAAGTCAAGACTACTAACTAATTACCTTTAACCCTCTACGGAGGACAATTTGAGCGAACGGGAAAGTGGTTAACGCTGATTAGAGAGTAAAAACTTTAATTAACTTAACTATATAACCAAAGGTAAAATCAACATGGCATTTCCAACTGACCAAACTGTCTCACGATTGGGGCAACAAAACGCAACAGGTGACGCACGAGCGTTATTCCTGAAACTATACGCAGGTGAAGTACTGACGGCATTTGAAGAGAAGAACATCTTTATGCCTCTGCACAGAACTCGCACAATCAGCAACGGTAAGAGCGCACAGTTCCCTCTCACAGGGGCCGCATCTGCCAAGTATCACTCAGCAGGTGAACTTATCCAAGCTGACGCAATCAAGCACGGTGAGCGCACTGTAACTGTAGACGATCTTCTGATCTCTGCTCAGTTCCTCTCCAACGTAGATGAAGCAATGAACCACTACGATGTACGTTCTATCTACTCTAAAGAAGCAGGTTTCGCTCTATCTAACACTGCTGACAAGAACATTGCACGTATCATCGCAACTGCCGCTAGTATCGACAACGGCACGAAAGCGGCCGCACAGTTCGGTACTGCTTTCGCTGATGAAGTCTACACTAGCAACGTAACTATTGGCGCAGGTTCTGCCGCTGATGTTGCTAACGGTGGTAAGATTGCACAGTCTATCTACGATGCTCTTAAAGAGTTCGACAGCAAAGACGTAACTGGCGAGAAAGTATGTGTACTTCCTCCTGCTCAGTACTACGCTCTCTTCGGTGCTAACTCTGATGTAAACAACCTTGCTTACATGAACAAAGACGTAGGCGGTTCTGGTAGCATTGCTACTGGTGCGGCTCCAACAATCGGTGGTGTTAAGATTCTGATGTCTAACCACATCCCTACCACTAACGAGACTGCCGCTAACCCACCTTCTGGTACTACCAACACTGGTGCTTACAACGCTGACTACTCTAAAGTCCGTGGACTAATCTTCAGTGCTGATGCGGCCGCAACTGTTAAGTTGCTTGATCTTGGTGTTGAGTCTGAATACCAGATTGACCGTCAAGGTACTTTGATGGTTTCTAAGTACGCAATGGGACACAATGTACTACGTCCTGCTTGTGCTATTTCGTTACTGTCTGCATAACCACTCTAGGGGGGAACTTCGGTTCCCTCCTTTTTTTCATTTGGAGATATTATGACCCCCTTAACCGAACTAGAAGCTGTTAACATTATGTTGTCAGCGATAGGTGAAACGCCTGTCAACTCGCTTACATCAGGCTTAGTTGAAGCTGAACTAGCGGAAACCATCCTTGAGCAAGTAAGCCGATCAGTACAGACACAGGGGTGGAGTTTTAACAGAGATATTGGAGTAGAGTTATCAGTAAACTCTAACGGTGAAGTACCGTTACCTAATAACGTACTCAGTGCTGATAGTATTAATGTATACAACAGCAGAAACCTTATACAACGAGGACAGAAGTTCTGGGACAGGAAAGAACTGACCTACATTATCAATGAGTCTGTTAAAGCTGACTTAGTGTATGAACTAACATTCACAGACCTCCCTCCCATTGCACGGTCTTACATTACAGTAAGAGCCGCACGAATATTCCAAGACCGTATTGTAGGTGCAGATACCCTACACGGTTTTCAAAAGACTGATGAAGATCAGGCACTCATTGCACTTAAAGATGCAGAAGCAGAGATGCAGGATCACAACATATTTAACAACTACGATGTCTTTAGAGTTATAGACAGAGGTATTAACGGAGCGTAACAATGGCTATTGAACTACTCAGCAGTTCCATCCCAAACCTGATAAACGGAGTAAGCCAACAGCCACCTGCTTTGCGTCTACCTTCTCAGGCCACAGAACAGATCAATGGGCTGTCTAGTGTAGTGAACGGTCTGTCCAAGCGTCCTAACACCCACTTAATTAAAAGATTAGGCAATGCTTCTGAATTTGCTAACTGCTTCATACATACAATGCAGAGAGATAGTAATGAATTCTACATTCTCGTTATCTCTACAACAGCGATACGTGTGTTTGACCAGTACGGGGTTGAACGGACTGTCAGCGGCAGTGCCAGTTACTTATCTGGGGTAACTGACCCCGCACGACAGTTATCCGCAACAACTGTAAATGACTTTACCTTTATTGTTAACAAAAATAAGACAGTTTCTAAGATGTCGGGAGTTTCGCCTAGCAGGAGTCCTGAAGCACTGGTTTATATTAAGAAGGGTGAATACAGTACCGAGTATAAAATAAAAATCACAAAAGCAGGTTCAACTTACAACAGTACCTACACTACTATGTCGAGTACTCAAAGTTCCGATTCTGCAACACAAACAGCGGAAAGTAGTATTCAAACCACTAATATCAGAAACAACCTTCTTACTTTCCCCTCAGCCCCTGCAAACATAAGTATGACTACTTATGGCAATGTCATACACTTTGAGTCTACCGATGGTGTAGATTTTGAGATTGAAACAGAAGATGATGTTGGCGATACAATACTTCTTTCATTTAAAGATACAGTAGCTGACTTTAAAAAGTTACCTCCAGAAGGACCTACTGGATTTAAGATTGCAGTGGTAGGTGACAACACCAAAGGCCAAGACGATTACTATGTAGAATTAAAACAGCCTGAGTCTAATGGAGGTCAGGTATGGAAAGAAACACTAAAGAGTGGCATTCGACGTGGCCTTCTTAATTCAACACTTCCTCACAAGTTAGTCAGTAACGCAAACGGTACGTTTAGCTTTAGTGCTTTAACTTGGAACGAAAGGAAGGTAGGCGATGACGATACTAACCCATTCCCTAGTTTTGTAGACCAAAAGATTAATGACATATTCTTTTATAAGAACCGCCTCGGTATGCTGTCAGGCGAAAATGTTATAATGAGTGAGGACGGTTCGTTCTATAACTTCTTTACTAAAACAGTACTAACCACACTAGACAGCGCACCGATTGATGTTGCCGTATCTAACAACCAAGTGTCAGTACTCAAACATGCAGTACCGTTTGATTCATCGCTGTTACTCTTTTCTGATCTTAACCAGTTCAGGTTAGAAGGTGACGGTATACTTAGTAATGAAACTATATCCGTAAATGTCAGCACATCATTTGAAGCTGACTTAACAGCCAAACCAGTAGGTGCAGGTAAGAATGTTTATTTTGCTACAAGTCGTAACTTCTTCTCAGGTATACGTGAATACTTTGTAGACTCAGAAGTTGAAACAAACGATGCCGCAGATATAACAGCACACGTACCTAAGTACATTTCAGGTCAGGTAACAGACCTAGCGGCTTCCTCTAATGAGGACATGCTGTTAGTGAAAGGCTCTGAAAGCGCACAGACAATATATGTGTATTCTTATTACTGGCAGGGACGAGAGAAACTACAGTCTGCTTGGTCTAAGTGGACTTTTGCAGGTACAGTAAGAAACTTCTTATTCAATAAATCTGACATTTACATAGTTACTGACGATGCCCAAGGTGGTACAGTCTTAGAAAAGATTAGTCTTAATGAAGTAGCAGGTTCTACTAACGCAGTCACTAATGCTACTAAACCTTTCATACCGCTACTAGATCGCCTCCACAAAATAGTACAGGCTGATTACACTAACGGTGTTTTTAACCCACCATACGCTAACAGTTCTTCTGTTATTGTCGGTAATGATGGCTCGTTCTACCCAACCGTGGCTCAGTACAATGCTAATGTACCATCGTCAGGTACGTTTTATTACGGAGTCCCGTTCCAGTTTGAGTACACATTCTCTCCTATTGTGATGAAACTGGCCGAACAGCCAGTGACTGACGGTAGATTGCAGTTACGTAACATGACGATTGCTTTTAATGATGTAGGTACATTTGAAACAGTCGTTACACATAAAGCACGTAACCCAAGAGAAACCACTTTTAACGCTAACACATTAGATAGTGTATCATCACAGCTAAACACAGTGTCTATAGGAAGCGGCTCTTACAGGTTTAGTGTATTAGGTGATGCGTCTAATGTTGACGTTATCCTTAAAAACAATTCCTACACCCCCTGTACTTTCCAATCAGCAGAGTGGGAAGGCATATTCAATACAAGAAACCGGAGAATTTAATGGAACCATACTACCGCCCCACACAGCCAGAGGACCTAGAGCAACTCGCACCTCGTATGAGAGAATGTGATGTTAACGAGGTAAAAGCGTCCAATGGTGTCACCCCCTTACAAGCCCTCCAGTTCTGCGCTACAAGTGAAGAATGCAACTCTATCGTACACGAGAACCGTATCATAGGGATGTTTGGATGTGCTGACATGGGTGATGGGGTTGGTAGTCCGTGGTTACTAGGCTCCGATGAAATACCAGATATTAAAGAACACTTCCTCCCTCAATCAAAAGAATGGGTTGAGAGGATGCAGGATCAATACAAGGTTCTCATTAACTACATTGACGCTCGTAACTCTTACGCTTTTAAGTGGCTCAAGTTTCTAGGCTTTGAGTTTACTAAAGACGTACCTGATTACGGTTATGAGAAGAGAACATTTATAGAATTTATGAGGACAAGATAATGTGTTTACCACAAGTAGCGGCCGCATTTACCGTAATAGCAGGAATTGGTGAGTACCAAGCCGCAAGTGAAGCAACAAAACAGCACAACAGGAACGCTGATGTAAATAACAAAATTGCGGCAGATGCTAGAGATTTAAAGATACGTCAGTTAGACGGCCAAACCCAAAAAGACCTGATGAACCTAGAGCAGGAAAAGTTAGATAACGCACTAGAAATGCTACGTCAAACTGACGAGGCTAGAGTCAAAGGAGCAGAGGCAGGTATCGCAGGTAACAGCCTGAACACTATAACCAATGAGTTCATGCGTAGAGGTTTAATGTCAAATACTGCTCGTGGTACTGAGCAAGATTTCCTTTACGCATCACAGGCTACGCAGAACTTAGGATATGAATCAGAAGCACTAGGCCGCTTGATGCAGAAGAAGGCTAAACCAAGCGCACTGTTCCATGCAATTAAAACAGGCGTTAGTGCTATGACAGCGTACAACGCATTTGCGGCTCCCGCAGGGGCAACAGCTAAGGCCCCTATTGTAGATAAAAGCACTATAGCACCAAAACCATAAATACAGGATAACTAACATGGCTAAAAGATTACAAGTACAGGGTCCAAACGTAAGAGGGCAACAGATAAACGCTAATGTCCCTATCGTTGATACCTACTACCGCCCACAGGAGGGTGAAAACAAGTACGCTGAGTTATCCAAATTCCTTAGTGAGGTTGTACCTGAAGCAAATAAACTAATGGTTCAAAAGGACAACGAGCGTATCGAAAGAGAAGTCGAGATGCTAGGTGAGATTGCGATTAGTAACCTAGACGGTAAGACTTACCAAGCAGTTGTTGAAGAGATGGGCCTTAGAGATAGTCACGCCTCTCATGTAGCGTTCAATTCAAGATTGGGTACTGAAGCAGGTAAAGATGCGGCCCAACAAGTACAATCATGGTGGGCAGAAAACCAAAGGCGTTTCTATGAAGCTGAAGATAAAACACTCTTTGAAACAGAAAGAGAAGCGTTACAGCAAGAGCTTTTCCCGAAAGGAAAGAATGGCTTAGGTTATGCCAGTGCATACAACAAAACTGTGCAAGGTACATTCGCTACAGTTGATCAAAACTTCTACGCATCATTCACTAAAGAAAACCAAGAACACAAAGCCAAAGGACTGACAGATACCTTCTCGATTTATATAGATCACTTTGATGATGAAGGGATGAATAAACATAAAGAATTTGTAGTCCAAGAAAAGATGTGGACAGGTGAACAAGTAAGGGACATAACCAACGGTTCCTTTGCCCAAAACTTTGCGTTAGTCGAAACTGTAGAAGGTGCTGATAAAATACTAAACACCTACAAGAAAATGAAGAGTGGATCAGGCATGATGTTTGATGTGTTCGCTAACAAAGTGTTTATTTTAGATGAATACAATAAAGCACTGACCCGTTTGGCACAGGAAGAGTCCAGAAACAAGACAATGCAAAACATGATGGAAACTGAAGTAGGAGATCAAATTGCAAACATCTCTAATAAATTAATAACGGAAGGCAAAGAGGTCACTGAGGAAGCTATCATTGCTGAGATAGGCGAAGATAACTTTAACGCCCTTGGTGAGGATGTTAGAACACGAGCGATGCTTCAAGGTATAAACTCTGGTAACAGCTTCTTGGTGTCTCAAGAGACAAGTCTTAATAAGTACGAAAGTATTAAAGAACAGTTTGACGAGTTGCCTACTAAAGAGGACAGGGATGCACTGCTCGGTACACTACTCTTAGATCAAAGTACTAGCCAAGGCAGAACACTTGTAAAACAAATCTACACTCAAGCCAATCTGCCTGAGTCTAATCAGATAATGGTTAAGAGCAAGTTACGTATTGATGCTAAGTACGGTGTATCTGAAAACGTAAACCCTACAACTACCGATCAACTTATTGCTAAAGCAAGGGCCGCAGAACTGTTACAACGTGTAAAAGACTATTATGTAGCAGACCTCATAACAAACCCTGAGATACCAGTTGCAGAGCATGAGGCGTTAATTAATGAAAAGATTGAGGAATTATTATTATTAACAGAGTTTAATCCTACATCTAGCGACAAGCAATTCTTTGACCCTGATGGGACACAATTATCTAATCAGCCCCCTGTTTCCGTTAATCAACGAACAGTTAATAATACTCCTGTAGGAACAGGTACTAATTTTAACATTAACCAACAGGGACTCATAACGCTAAACTCAGGCCGTGCGCCAAACATTACAGTAACAGGCCCATAATCAAACATTACGATGTTTAATCTTTAAATCAGGAAGTCGTATATATGTATACATATCAAATTGATAATTACACTCACAAATCCAAGAAAGAACTCAACGAAGTCGAGTTGCAAAACTTGGTACATGAAATTGAGTCTATGGACGGTTTCAACCCCGAAGCCAGAGAACAGGAAGAACGCTCACGAGCAGTCAACCTAGCAGACGAGAATCTTCTGGAATCCGCAAGACGGTTTATGACTAAAGAAGATCAGGGTTTCTCACTAGACGGTGAAACAGATTACTACAAGCTGTCTGATGAAGAAGTTATAGATCAGTACTACGAGCGTATGCGCCACTACAATGTCAACACTGGTAGTATCTTAAAGTTAGCCGCAGGGCTTAGTGGTGATACATACGATGAAGGTGATCGACTTGCCTTACGTTATATGTGGGATACTTGGGATAACACTGTTCCGTTCTACAAAGAAAAGGGGCAAATGTGGCAAGGTCTTGGTGATATAGGCGAGGCTCTTGTAACTGACCCTACTAACTGGGCAGGACTGGCGACTTTCGGTACAGCAACTGCTGTCGGTCAGTCAGGTAAGTTTGTTGCCCGACAAGGTGTAAAAGAGTACCTCAAAAGAACAATGCCTACTGCAATTAAGGTAGGTATGGCTGAAGGGGCAATCCTTGGAGGCTCTCACGTAGCAGGTCAAGAAAGTGTCGAAGAAAGCATCGGCAGAGATGAATTCTCTTGGGGCGATGTTGCCAAGGGTGTTGGAATAGGGACAGTAGCAGGTGGTGGATTCGGTGCATTGTTCAGCGGAGGTACAGGATTGTTCCACGGGGCCAAGGTCAAATGGTCAAAGCCTAAGTCTGATGGCAAGAAGCTAACCCCTGAAGAAGTAGAGGCACAGATTGCAAAAGAAGTAAATGACGAGGTTAAAACAAAACTAGGATACGATGGTGACTTAGACGAGGTAGTTATATCAACATCTAAAAATGCAGACGGCAGTACAGCCGTTAAGGTTTCAGATAAGGTAACACTAAAGTTATCACAGAACGGGAAGAAGTGGGAAGTCACTGATCCATCTAAGCCTAACCAAAAACCTAAAGTGTATAACAGTAAGAAAGAAGCACTTGATCAAATCAACGATGATAAATTAAGTATTAAGACTTTACGTGCTACAGGTTTAACAGCAAAACAATTAAGAGAAAGTAAAGAAGCCCTCACTAAAGAATCAATGGGTGAGACTATAAATGCCGCAGAGCGTTTAGCGTTACAACAAGCTGATGAAACTCGTAAAGGCGTACAACGTCAGAGAGACTTTAAGGCGTTTGTTGAAGCTATAGATGGACGTACAGCGGCCGCCTATGCGGCTCAAGGTGCTTTAAAACGTACCAGTACGCAACGTGCATCAGATACAAAAGCGGCTCTGGCTAAATTAGACATCACAGCCGACAACTTTGATATTGATGATGTTATTAAGAAGTTAGTTATAGATGGAGGCGGTTTAGACAAGTCTACAAAAGAACTAACAACATTTGGTATTCATGTAGAAGAAGTCGCTTTTCAGCGTTTGAAAGAAACGGCTACTAAAGATGATGCACAATTTGCAGAGAACTTTGCCGCATACGTAGCCATTGCCAGTAAGAACAGGGCAGTCAGCCGTGAAGCAGGTAGTGTTCTACAACAGCAGGTCAATCGTCAACGAATGACTGTAAGTGAGCAGTTAGATTTTATTCAGAAAATTACAGATGCACCAGACTCAGCATCTGTGCAGAAGGTTCTCGATGAAGTTGAAGGCAAGCCTTTATCATTTAGGAAGAAGTTTATACACGGTGTTAACGAGTACTTTGTCCATAACATTCTAGGTGCAATGAGTACAATGGTAGTGAACGTAGGATCGTCACTGGCTAAAGGTACATTACGCAACATGGAACTAGGACTAGGCGGTCTTATCAAAGGTGATATAAAATCGGCACGTACAGGTGCAATACGATTTGTATCTGAGGCTAGTCAAACACTGACTGCCGCTAAAATGGCTCTAAAGACAATGGCTGAGTCCCGTACTCAAACAGTACAGCGTAACTACACTGAACTTGCCAATGACTCTCAAGATACAATCATAGGCCGTGACTATAAAGTATCAGAGGGCTTATCAACATTCCTCGCTCGTGAGAATGAGGCAGGTGAGATAGTACAAGGTGGTATCATTACAGGCGTTGTTAACTTACTTGGAAATATGAACAGGTTTCTTGGTAAGAGAGTTATGTTTGCTACAGATGAATTTGTAAAGGCATCCTCGTTTAACGGAAGTGTTCGTACATCTTATATCAATAAGTATATGGACGAGGGCATGAGTTTCGCAGATGCTTGGAAGAAATCAACATTAGACGTTGAGCAAACATATAAGCAACACTTACGAGATCAGGCTTCAGGTCTAAAACCTACAGACCCTATTGTTATACGTGCCGTTAATGATGCGAACACTAACACGTTCCAACAAGACATGGCTGACGATGTATTCGGTTATGCAGGTAAGTTTATTAACAAAGCAAGAGGCGAACACCCTTGGTTAACTGTCTTTGCTCCATTCATTCGTACACCAACCAACCTTTTATCTTATGTAGGTAATCGTACTCCGATATTACAAAACCTAAGTAAGACATTCCAAAAGAAACTCGACAGTAAAGACCCTCAAGAAGCCGCAGAGGCTATGGGTGCTTTGATGTTTGGTACAGCCTTTTGGGGAGGTGCGGCGGCAATGGCTACTAGCGGAAATCTGACAGGTAAAGGCCCTAAAGAAAAGGGACGTAGAAATACTTGGAAAACCGCAGGTAACATACCTTACGCTATTATTACAGACGATGGCACACAGATACCTGTATCTAGGTTAGCACCCTACGCTAACTTCTTTATGCTCATGGGTAAAATACATGACGATATAGCTTACAGAAATCAAGAAGAGTCTGCATCGTTCTATGGAACTTTAGCATTAACAACTGCAATGACTTTGTTAGAGCAACCACAACTGCAAGGTGTCTTAGGATTAGTAGAAACATTTACTGGTGATACAGGCACTGTTGCAAGTCGGTTAGAAAAGACAGGGGCCAAAACTCTATCAAGTTTCGCTCCTTTCTACCGTATCTATGAAGAATTAGTCGGATACGGATTCTTGGATCAAGCTAATATATACATACCAGAGATGCATCAGATCACTCAGGCTTTGACACAAAAGCCTTCTGCTCTCGGATTGCTAAATGACGGGTGGAACCCTTCTGGTGATATGAAGCGCAACCCGATTACAGGTGAAGCCTTAGAAAAGGATAACCCTATTAACTCGTGGTATATCCCCGATGGTGCGCCTAATCATAACCGTGACATATCAGACGAAGATAAGGAAGTGTTCTATGAGATGAACCGTTTAGGTATGGCTGTACCACAACCGAGTTATCGTAGTAGTCACTTAGGTAATGTAGACATGCGTAAGTTTTATGTCAAAGAAGGTGTAACTAATCGCTCGGTCTACGATGTTTATCAGGAGTTAGTTGGTAAGGTCAAACTAGAAACTCCACAAGGGCCAATGACTCTAATGGAAAACTTACACTTCACTATGAATACTGACTCTTACATTTACGATGGTACTGAAACTTTCAAACATGTTGGTGTTGCAGTACAAAAAGGCACTAAAGATAAAGTCTTAAAGTCAGTTATAGATCGCTACAGAATAGCGGCTCAACTAGAACTGAAGAGTATGTTAGGGCCTGACCATCCAATCTATGAACGAGAGATTAAGGCAAACGATGCCAAGACACGTTTTGAAGCTAATCAAATTTTTCAAGGAGGTAACTAATGGCTTATAGCTACGTGCAATATACAGCAAATGCCACAACACAAACATTTGCAATTACATTCCCTGTAGATACCCCTAGTGAGATTGTAGTGTTTAAAAACGGGGTACAAGTACCGTCAGCGGAGTTAAGTGTAACCACAGCCTCCATTTCCTTTGTAGGTTACTACCCTTTATCTGGTGATGTTATTAGGATCGTCAGGGTAACAGACCTATCTACAAGAGCAGTTGACTTCCAAGCAGGTTCAATGATTAGAGAGGCTGACTTAGATAATTCTGCACAGCAGGTGTTTAAGGCCGTACAGGAAATCAAAGATGAAGTTGATAGAGGTATAACCTACAACTATCAAGGTCATATAGATGCTAACAACGGTAGGCTTATTAATGTTGCTGACCCTGTAGCTGACGATGATGCCGCCACGAAAGGTTGGGTCAACACATCTTCAGTATCAACACTAGCCGATGCAATATCTGCTAAGAATGATGCAGAGACTGCGGCAACCAACGCATCCACCTACTTAGGTCAATTAACTAATCTTAACATTACCTATAATGAGTTAGACCTTTCAATCAGTAGTACAGGCTATGTAACGTATGATGTTAATACAGGCACAGCCGCCTTCTACGTACCCGCAGGGCCTCAAGGCCCTCAAGGGTCACAAGGGCCGACAGGTAACACTGGCCCCACTGGTGCAACTGGTGGTGCAGGTCCAACGGGTCCTCAAGGCTCTCAAGGGCCAAAGGGTGATACTGGTTCAGCAGGTCCGACAGGTTCACAAGGCCCCACTGGTGCTACAGGTGCTACAGGCCCTCGTGGTTTAATTGGCCCTACAGGTCAAACAGGAGCCACGGGTGCTACAGGTGCTACAGGCCCTCAAGGTTCTACAGGGGCGCAAGGCCCCACAGGAAACCAAGGACCCACGGGAGCGCAAGGTAACATGGGCGCAACTCCACTTGGTCTTGCTTTTGGTAGAATGCAGATCACCAGTGCAGGAATACTACAGATGGAATACTACGGCAGTGCTAATGACAATGACTTTAGCATTAACTCTTCTGGCATATTAACAGTAACAACGGTATAAAAATTATGGGAACAATCAATATAGGTAAAGTACGTCAATCCTTTGAAGGTACGTACAGCGCAAGCACCGCTTACGAAGTGCTAGATACAGTACTTCACAATGGTGAAAGTTACGTGTGCATCCAAGATACAACAGCAGGGACTGCTCCAACCAATACTACTCACTGGCAGAAGATTTCAGCTAAAGGTGACACTGGTGCAACTGGTGCTACAGGAGCAACTGGAGCCGCAGGTGCTGATGGTGCTGATGGCGCAGACGGTGCTGACGGTGCTACAGGACCTCAAGGTCCCCAAGGACCAATCGGTAACACAGGCGCAACAGGTGCTACAGGTGCTGATGGACCTCAAGGGCCACAGGGTCTCACAGGGCCTACAGGTCCTCAAGGTCCCGCAGGTGCTGATGGTGCTGACGGGCCTCAAGGTCCCGCAGGATCGTCTGATACTGCCGCACAAGCGTTAACAAAGATACTGACCGTAGATGGTTCAGGTTCAGGTTTGGATGCTGATAAAGTTGATGGCTTAGAGGCAAGTCAATTCTTACGCTCTGATACGTCAGATGCGACCCTTGGTATGATTACTGCTCAAGGCGGTATAAAGACAGATACAATTCAATGTAGTACTGGACAGCAGTTAGTCCTAAACGCAGGTGAATCTGCGTCCCAAGCTACAGGACAATCGGCTGAAAACGTATATATCAATGCTGAAGCAGGTTTAATAGTATCTTCACATCCTAATAACTGGACAGGAGGTTGGTCAGGACGATGGACTACCACTATAGGTAACAATCAAGGTGATAGTTATTTCCCTAATGACATTTATGTAGCCGATCAAATTATCCACACAGGTGATACTAATACTTATATGCAGTTCAGTGCCGCTGATACGTGGCGAGTGGTTACTAACGGTATTCAACGCCTTTCTGTCAATAACTCTCTAGTGGCAATTGGAAGAGATGTTAATATTGATGCAGGTCAGAACTCAACCTTAAATATCATCTCTGATGATAATGGTAAATCCACAATTAATCTTTACGGAGGAAGTCAAGGAACAGGGATGGTGTTTGTTGGTCAATCTTCCAGCTATGGAGGGGGCATTGAGTACAATGGTGATAGTTCTCCTGCTACTTCTGGAGCCGGATCAGATCAAATTGCTTTATTTAGAAGAAATAGCAACACTGTCTCTTGGACTGCAAAGAATAGTGTTAACAACAACGATTGGAAATTCCGAGGCAACGTCACCGCCTACGCATCTGACGAGCGTTTAAAGGATAATGTAACTACGATTGATAATGCTTTAGATAAAGTATCTCAACTACGTGGTGTAACCTATGCTTGGAAAGACGATGTAGAAGAAAAAGGCTTCTTACCTTCCATGAAGCATGAGACAGGTGTTATTGCTCAAGAGGTGCAGAAGGTTATACCCGATGCGGTTGTCCCTGCTCCATTTGATAATGAGTATCTAACAGTTCAACACGAAAAGATTATTCCCGTTTTAATCGAAGCTATTAAAGAACTTAAAGCAGAGGTTGAACAACTTAAAGGAGGTTCGTAATGGCCCTACAATCATCAGGTACTATCTCAATTGGAGGTAGTACTTCAGGCAGATCAATCAACTTAGAGTTGAACAGAAGTGCCACAGCTACCAGTAGCCTCGACGAGTCAGCTTTGCGATCACTAGCGAACCGGTCATCAGGTTCAATCTCGTTAAGCCATTTCTACGGAAAGTCTAACGCCTTAGAAACCCAAGTTGTTAATGTTGGCTATCAAGCAGGTGGTACATACACTCCTTCATTTTATGGTACAGGCTTTTCTGGCATCGCTATAATGAATAATTCTCTTAGAGATACAGGAAACTGTACTGACGGTACTCTTGCAGTTAGAAGTAATAAGTACATTGTGAATTTACGTTGGCAAGGATCGGGTTCAAACGCACAAGTCCTTCTTCAGATAATGAACAATGGTTCTAACATCACCAACGCAGGTTTTACGACCATGAACATTGCAGGAACTAGTTATCAAAGAAGCAGTGCTACCTTTGCCCACAGTACAGGAACTGGAGCAGGTACGTCAGCAGGTCAAAGTTCATTTACTTCTTGGACATGGAGTTCATCTTCTAACCCATTCGGTACAACTACTGGAGTCAACAAAACGGTGTCGTTCTCATGATTACAAGAGATTATACAATTAGAGCGAATGAGTTAGACCCTTCTGAAACATACGCTACTATAAATAAAAACAACACTTACTTTGAGGTTCCTAAAGGCAGTTTAAGTGAAGATGAAGTCCAACTTAATATAGACAACGCTCTTTTAAATAACGCCCTTACTCACTTTTATAAAACACAGTGTAGGGACGATGTGTACTGCGACAAACAAATAGTTCGTCAAGACTATACTACAGGACAGCCTGAAGCACAGTCTCTTATAGAAAAGCTGCAAGAGGTGTTCCCTAATCGTGATGATTGGACAAGACATCTATACAATGTGGTTGGAGAATACACAGCTTACAGAGAGCCTTACAAAAACAACGGCATCAGCTTTTACAACTTTGGTGTTCAACCTAGTGAAGAGTTGCTGTTACAGTTTGGTACGTCTTATATGATGACCAACCTGTTAGATTGGTACGGGCTAAAGTTCGACCTTGAAACTAAAGATGTCATACTCAAAGTTGTTTTCCATGAATACGATGGCGAGTTACCCGAACTTCCTCAGAACCCTGCCAACTTCTTTGCCCACACGCATTATGAAGATGGGACAATGGATGATTGGGTAGACTATTATGCCTACGCAACTCCTAAACTTATTAGGCAGTTCTGTGAAGATAAAGGTTTATCCTATCCTCTACCGCCTACAACACATACAGAGTGTGATGTAGTTTGGTGTTGGGGCTTTGTGTTCAATCGCAAGACTCTAGAATACGGTCCTGTAAAAGCCTACGCTCGTTACAACCTACCAGACGAGGCTTAGAATGAATATGGATGATCTTAAACGACTCGATAGGATAGAAAACAAGATAGATAAGCTAGTGGAAGTTGTAGCTTCCCTAGCCCGTCTTGAAGAACGAATGGATGCTGTTGTCCAACGTGTCGATAGACATGAGTATAGACTTGACGATCAAGAGCAACACACAGAAGTCTTGACCGAAAAGGTAAACGAAAACACATCATCTCGAAATGCACTTGAAAGGTTCGTATGGCTAGTCGTTGCCGCAATAGCATCGACAGTAGCTTATATGTTCCGAGAATAGGAGACATCAATGTTACAATCACTAATAGGCCCTGTATCGGGCCTTCTTGACAAATTTATAGAGGACAAAGATAAAAAGAATGCTATCGCTTTTGAACTTTCTACGATGGCTGAGAGACACGCTCAAGAACTTGCAAAAGCCCAACTTGAAGTTAATAAGACTGAAGCGGCACACAAGTCGCTATTCGTCAGCGGTTGGCGACCTGCCGTGGGGTGGGTGGCTGTACTTGGTATGGCGAGTAACTTCTTGGTTATACCAATGGCAAACTTTACGCTTGCTTTGGTTGACTCTACGATCACTGTCCCAATCCTTGATTTAAGTCAAATGATGCCAGTACTACTTGGTATGCTAGGTCTTGGTGCAATGAGAACCGCAGAAAAAGTTAAAGGAGTTCAAAGAGACAAATGAGCAACTTCATATACTTTGACAAAGAAGATTTCCGTTGCATGGAGACAGGCAACAACGAGATCAAAGACGAGTTCATACATAAACTAGATACCCTAAGAGAAGTATGTGGCTTCCCGTTTATCGTAACCAGTGGCTATCGTGATCCCACTCACAGTGCGGAGCGACATAAGCCTAACGGTGGCGGTACGCATACCAAAGGGATTGCCGCTGACATCAAAGTGTCAGGAGGCGCACAGCGTATGAAGATCGTTAAGTTTGCAACATCTATGGGTTTCTCTGTAGGCGTAGCTAAAACATTTGTCCATGTGGACATCAGAGATACCGAAGCAATGCTTTGGTGTTATTAAGGAGTAATCATGGCTAAGTTAAATAAAGACAGCCTCAAGGTAAACAAACCTAGAGCCACCCCCAGTCACAAAACTAAATCTCATGTCGTTAAGACACGAGTTGGCGGTAAGTTAAAGATTATCCGCTTTGGTGAGCAGGGTGCTAAGACAAACAGAAGTGCCAAGCAACGTAAGGCGTTTAGAAGCCGCCACGGTAAGAACATTGCCAAAGGTAAATCATCAGCCGCTTACTGGGCTAATCGTACAAAATGGAAGGGTTAATATGTCTAAAGATCGTGAAGTTATCGACACATTGCACGAGGCTCTCGCTAAAGACCTTCTCGTAAGAGTACAGTCAGGCGAAGCTACTGCATCAGAACTAGCCGTAGCCGCTAAGTTCCTTAAAGACAACAACGCTAGTCTCGACATTATCCAAGCAGAGTCCACGATGGGCAACCTGCTAGAGGCTCTACCGTTTCAACCAAAGATCGTAGGTAAAGAATAATGGCTAGAAATTACCGCAAAGAGTATGACAACTACCACAAGCAACCCGAACAACGCTTACGGAATGCCGCACGGAAACGTGCAAGACGTAAAGTGATCCGTGAGAAAGGTGAAGCGGCTGTACAAGGTAGAGATGTCGATCATGTAGATCGTAACCCAAAGAATAATGCTACTAGCAACTTACGCATTATGTCTAAGAAAAAGAATAGGAGTCGAAATGGCTAAGAAAGGTTTATACGCAAACATTAATGCAAGAAAAAAGAAAGGTATCAGTCGTACAAAGAAGAACTCAACTGTATCTAATAAAGCCTACGCAAGCATGAAGATAGGCTTCAAGAAAAAATAAGGAACTCAAGATGAACACACAAATGCCTCAAGAGTTACATGACTTCAGGAACTTCCTGTTTATTGTATGGAAGCATCTGGCACTACCAGACCCGACAGAAGTACAATATGACATGGCCGAGTATCTCCAGAATGCTCCTAGACGAGCAATCATTGAGGCATTCCGTGGAGTTGGTAAGAGTTACATCACTGCCGCCTTTGTTGTCTGGAAACTACTACTTGATCCTGAGATTAAGTTTATGGTTGTCTCCGCATCAAAGGCTAGAGCAGATGACTTCTCCACATTCACCCAACGTCTGATTATGGAACTACCAATGTGTAGTCACCTAATCGCTAAAGATCACCAACGGTGGTCTAAGATTGCATTTGACGTTGGCCCTGCAAAGGCATCAGGTTCCGCTAGTGTTAAGTCTGTCGGTATCACAGGACAGCTTACAGGTTCTCGTGCTGACATTATTATTGCCGATGACGTTGAAGTCCCTAACAACAGTATGACCCACATGATGCGTGAGCGTCTTGCAGAAGCTGTTAAGGAGTTTGACGCTGTACTCAAGCCAGAGGGTAAGATACTTTACCTTGGTACACCACAGTGCGAAATGAGTCTTTATAATACACTCACAGAGCGTGGTTATCAAATGCGAGTATGGCCCGCACGTTACCCCACCGCAGAACGCGCTGAGAAGGCGTATGGGAGTCGTTTAGCTCCTATCCTATACGATAAGATGTCCTATAGTGACAAGCCGTTAGACGGCCAACCAGTAGACCCTAAGAGGTTCGATGCTGATGACCTGTTAGAACGGGAACTCAGCTACGGTAAATCTGGATTCGCACTACAGTTTATGCTCGACACAAGCCTCAGTGATCTTAACAAATACCCACTGAAGCTAAGTGATCTTATGGTCATGTCGTGTGACGAGAAGAAAGCACCAGAGAAGCTAGTGTATGGCATTATGAAGGAGATTAAAGACCTCCCTAATGTCGGACTAGCGGGTGACAAGTACTACGCCCCAGAAGCCATTGTAGGAGACTACATAGACTACACTGGATCGCTACTGGTCATTGACCCGTCAGGTAGAGGTTCGGATGAAACCGCTTACGCAGTCGTTAAGATGCTAAACGGTTACTTATACGTGGTTGAGTGTACTGGCGTTGACGGTGGTTATAACCAGACTGCTCTACAGCATCTTTCCAATGTGGCGAAGAAACACCAAGTTAACGCTGTGTTGATTGAGAGTAACTTTGGTGACGGTATGTTTACAGAACTACTGAAGCCCATACTAAACAAGACGTACTCTGTCTCAATCGAAGAGGTACGCCACAGCAAGCAGAAAGAACTACGTATCATCGACACACTAGAACCCATCCTGAACCAACACAGGCTCATTATAGACCCCAAGGTTATCCAACAGGATTACGACAGTGTACAGAAGTACCCCGCAGAACAAGCACAACGCTACATGCTTACCTACCAACTATCCAGAGTCACTAGAGACAGAGGTTCACTGGCACATGACGATAGGTTAGATGTACTAGCAATGGCTGTTAAGTACTACGTAGATCAAATGGCCGCTGATGTTAACTTAATGATGGACGAGCGTAAGGAAGAAGTCTTACGTCAGGAACTCGATAAGTTCATTGGTGGATTCAATATAGGCAACAAGGGTAGACCAACAGCCCTTACTGCATTCTAAGAGGACATTATGGTAACTGAAATAGCACTGGCTGTAAAAGCCGCACACTCTAGTGTCCAATTTATCACTAAAGCGGTCAACGCAGGTCACGATGTAATGGACTTGACTGACCGCATCGGTGCATTCTTTGACGCTAAGGAACAAGTACAGGAAGCAGAGATAGCTTCTAAGAACCCATCAATAGCCGCTAAACTACTCGCAGGAGGTTCTGTAGAGTCTCAAGCGTTACAGATCACATCTGCCAAGTACAAGATAGCAGAGCAGGAGAAACAACTTAGAGAGATCATTATGATCTATGGGGGTGGTGAGAAGTTCTACGCAGATATGCTGAGAGAACGTAGGAACATACGTGAAAGACGACTGACTGCCGCACGTAAGAAGGCTGAAAGGAAGAAGATGATCCTTGATTGTACACTTATAGCCCTAGTGACACTGGCAGGTGCTACGACAATCCCTGTGTTTACTGTGTGGTTATTGGAATAATTTATCAACCCCAGGTTTTTGATAGTTATTTTCTAAGGTTCCCCTATTAGTGGTGTGTTTATACATACATACAATAGATAAGCAGTGGTGGTAGGTCACTAAGGATACTAAAGTATACTTAAAGATGGCTAGATTTCCATAGGATACCACCCCCACACCCCCACATTAAAGATTCTTGACGGTACTGAGGTATCGTTACTGCGGGTAACAAAGTGCTACGCAGAGACTTTTGTGTCTCCAACCTTCCCCCTAAGAGCGTAGTCGTACAAAAAGCCCGTCCTTAATTTGGCAGAAAAATCTGAAGAGGTTATTCGCACGGCACTGCCGAGGGTCTCCCCCATGCCTGATAGAGTACCAACACAAAAGAGGCCGGTGGTGGTCTCCAGTGCCGCAAGCCATGCCGCATGATCTCCCTAGGGCGGTTTAGTGTTCACCATGCATGCGACTATTAATCTAGTGCTACCTATCCGGTGGATTTTCTTTACATGTAAAGATTCTATTGTGTCTGTTTGTCTTTTCTATCGGTTGTTTTTTCTTTACATGTAAAGATTATTTAATTGTCCAGATGGGGTTGTGTTTAGAATCGCTTTAGGTTTATAATAAGGCCAATGGCGAGAAAAGCCATTTTTTAACCCTAAATGAGAATCATTATCAACTAACTTTAAGAGGCTACACCATGACAACTTTTAACCTAGATACTGCATTGACTGCTACAACTGATACCAAAGAAATCGCAAAGCAGAAGCGCGATGTTAAAAAGACATTTAAAGCATTTGAGAATAGTGCTAAGAGCGCCGCTAGTGCATGCCAAATGTTGTTCGACAATTTCGCCCATTGCTTTGATGGGGAAGATCAGGCCAAACCCTTTACCCTTGCAAAGAAAAAATGGTTTGAGGCTACCGGCTTTAAGAATGCCGAGACTATGAAAAATGAAACCGGCTTAAACCTTTCGGCTTACTTCTCTATGATGAAATGGGGAGCGGCTCAATTCGACCAAACTTTCACAAAGTTTAATGACCTACGCACTGCCTATGACAACCGTCCAAAGGTTAAACCAGTAAAGCCATCAAAGGCCGGATCTGGTGCAGGTAATGGCGAAAGTGAATCAGCCGATCCAGTAGCCAACATTCCAGAAGTTACTGGCCTGCTACTGGAAGCCATCAACAAGGCTAGCCAATTGAAGCCAGACCTTCAGAATATTCTGGCTCTTGAAATGATGGAAGCCATCACCAAAGCGCAAGCCGATCTGAAAATTAAGAAGGCCGCATAATCTTTACATGTAAAGAAACCCAACCGGCCATGGATGGCCTCATTATAGGAATAATACAATGTCTCATAATCCATATGATCAACGCTTGACCAATTTAGAAGCCCGCTATGGTTCCGGCCTGCGATCTGCTTACGCATCCGAACTGCACAGCGATTTTGTGCAGACCATGACCGAACGCAAAGCGGCTAGATACCTAGCA